TCACTAACTGTTGGCGCTGATAGTGGTAGTAATGATACTGTTGCTTTAGCGACAGATACACTAAACTTTGAAGGTGGCAGTAACATTACAACAACTGTAAGTAATAATAATATTGCTATTGCCTTAGACGCAAGTCCAAGTATTACAAACTTAACAGTTGGTGGTAATGTCGTATTCGAAGGTAGCACGGCAGATAGTTTTGAAACTACTCTAACTGTTACTGACCCAACAGCAGATAGAACAATAACGTTCCCAAATAAATCTGGTACAGTTGCCATGACTAGTGATATTACTGGTGGTGGTGGGGCAGGTTCATTTACAACACTTGCGACAACTGGTAATGTTACTTTGGGTGATGCCACTTCAGATACAATCACATTTAATGGTAGAGTAAACAGTAGTATTGTGCCAAGTGCGAATGATACTTTTGATCTTGGTACTAGTGATTTAAGATGGCGAACATTATTCGTAAGTGCGAGTACAATTGACTTAGGTGGTGCGACAATCAGTTCAGATAATACTGGTACTATTCAGATATCTGCCGCAGGTGCTACATTACCTGTAGGATCTAAAGTTGGTACTCAGGCAATTGCGAAAGCAGAAGAAAGCACAGGTAAAGCAATAAGGGTTGTGCCGTTCTTTAAAAAAGGTAACTTAACTACAAAGAATGTTGACTTTACTTTTGCCGCATCAGGTAATCTAAACTATGTGTTTAGACAATTTACAAAATCAGATGGTTCAGCATTGACCGCACAAGAAGAGGTTATCTTCTTGTTTTAAACTAAAAGGATATAAATAGTAGCATGACAGATAAAGTTCCAATTCGTACGGTCTTTGACAGTAGTGGTAACGCTACTGGACTAGCAGAATTTCAATCAGGAGAAACAGTAGGGCACATACATGGTGGTACAGGGTTATCATCTTTAGGTAGTGCTGGTCAAGTATTAAGAGTAAACGGGGCAGGTAGTGCCATAGAATTTGGTGATGGTTTTTCAACATCTTCTGGCGATATCACATTAGATAGTGCCGCAGATATTATACTAGACGCGGACGGTGCTGATATTATTTTAAAAGATGGCGGCACTGAGTTTGGTAGATTTACAAATTCAAGTGGTCAATTAGTTATCAAGTCATCATCAAGTTCAACAACTGCCATGACGATGAGTGGTGCGAATGTTACTATCGCTGGTAATTTAACTGTTACTGGTACAACTGATGGTGATGGTAATATTATTTTAGGTGATGCCGCAACTGATACAGTTTCATTTGGTGGTACAATTACTGGTAGTTTAACTTTTGAAGGTTCTACTGACGATAGTTTTGAAACTACATTAACACCAGGTAATCCAAGTGCTGATATTACATTAACTTTACCAAGTTCTGGTAGTGATACTTTAGTTGGTAAAGCAACAACTGACACTCTAACAAACAAATCAATAGACTTAGCAAATAACACACTCACAGGTAGTTTAGCAGAATTTAATAGTGCTTTACAATCTGAGAGTTTTGTTTCATTGACTGGTTCAGAAACACTTACAAACAAAACATTAACAAGTCCAACAATTAACAGTGGTACACTTGCTACACCATCAATTACAGGTAATACATCAACAACTGGTAGTATTATATTTGAGGGCAGTACGGCAGATAGTTTTGAAACAACTTTAGCAGTAACAGATCCTACTGCTGATAGAACAGTATCATTACCAAATGCTACTACAACACTTGTTGGTACAGATACTTCAGATACTTTAACAAATAAAACTTTAACAACACCTATCATAGCAGAAATAGACAGTGGTTCAACTATTACACTTGATGCCACTACAGACATTAATTTAGATGCTGATGGTGGTGATGTAATATTAAAAGATGGTGGCACTGAATTTGGTAGATTTACTCAATCAGGTGGCGAGTTAGTCATAAAGTCTGGTTCATCATCAACAACTAATTTAACAATGAGCGGTGCTAATATCACTGCCGCTGGTAACTTAACAGTTACTGGTACAACTACATTTAACGGTGGCACAATCACATTAGGTGATGCCGCTACAGATACAGTAGCATTTAATGGTACTATATCTACTAACTTAATTTTTGAGGGTTCAACTGGTGATAGTTTTGAAACAACTTTAGCACCTGCTAACCCTACAAGTGACATTACAGTAACTTTGCCTAGTACAACTGGCACACTAGCAACGATAACAGACGTTAACTTTGGTAACTCAACAATTACTACGCACCCAGCGGCTGATGGTAATTTTGATATGGCACAAAGTGAAACGCCATTTACAAGTGTCACAGATGCTTTTGCGATTGCTATAGGCGATATCTACGATCAAATGGATCCACGAGGTTCAATTGTAACAGTAGATTTAGGTAGTGTCGCATAAGAAAACATTATAAATAGAATTGAAACTGATTATAGGAGAGACGAACAATGCCAACAGCGTTACAATTTAGAAGGGGTACTACCTCACAAAATAACTCATTTACGGGTGCTGTAGGGGAAATTAGTGTAGATACCACACTAGATACGCTTAGATTACACGACGGATCTACGGCTGGTGGTTTTGCTTTAGTTTCTGCTACTGCGGCACAAACACTTACAAATAAAACATTAACTACTCCAACAATTGCTGAAATAGATAGTGGTTCTACTATCACATTAGACGCAACTACGGACATAGTTTTAGATGCGGACGGTGGAGATATATTCTTCAAAGACGCAGGCACAACTTTTGGTAGTGCTACAAATACATCTGGTAATTTAATAATTAAATCAGGCACAACTACAGCATTAACTTTTAGTGGTGCTAACGTAACTGCCGCAGGCACAATAAACTCTGGTGCGATTACTTCTTCATCAACTATTACTGGTACTCAAGGTATCTTCTCAAATGCGAGTCCACTTGTTTTTGAAGGTAACACAGCAGACAGTTTCGAAACTACAATTGCTGTTGCTGATCCAACTGCTGATAGAACAGTTACTATACAAGACGCAACAACAACACTTGTTGGTAGAGACACTACAGACACATTAACTAACAAAACATTAACAACACCTGTTATTGCTGAAATAGACAGTTCTGGTTCTATAACTTTAGATGCCGCTACTGATATCATTTTAGACGCTGATGGGGCAGACATTACATTAAAAGATGGTGGCACAACATTTGGTGCTTTGAATAATAACGGTGGTAATTTAAGAATACAATCAGGTTCTTCACCTACTACTGCTATCACAATGTCTGGCGCGAATGTAACAATCGCAGGTAACTTAACAGTTTCAGGTACTACAACTACAATTGATTCAAGCACAATTGAAGTAACAAACTCATTTACATTTGAAGGTTCTACAGCAGACAGTTTTGAAACAACTTTAACAGTTGAAGATCCTACAGCAGATAGAACAGTTACAATACCAAACGCAACTACACAGTTAGTTGGTAGAGATACAACTGACACTCTAACAAATAAAACTTTAACAACACCTGTAATTACAGAAATTGATTCAGGTTCTACTATCACATTAGACGCGGCTACTGACATTGTGTTAGACGCTGATGGTGATAACATTACGTTAAAAGCAGGCGGTACTACAGCATTAGACTTTGTGCTTAACGGTGCAACTGACGTAACATTAGACGCACCTGGCGATATTAAAGTTGATGCTGATGGCGGTGACGTACTATTATTAGATGGTGGTTCACAATTCGCTTCATTGACAAATAATTCAGGTAACTTAATCATCAAATCAGGCACAACTACAGCGGCAACATTTGATGGTGCTAACGTAACTTTTGCTGGTACTTTACAATCAAGTACAATTACAACAACTGGTTCACTTGTATTTGAAGGTGCGACAGCAGACAGTTTTGAAACAACTCTTGCGGTTGTTGATCCAACAGCAGATAGAACAATTACATTCCAAAACGGTTCTGGTACCGTTGCGTTCTTAACAGACGTAACCGGTGGTGGGGCTGCGGCATTCTCAAATGTTGAGTTAACTGGTGGTGTAATCTTTGAAGGTTCAAGTGCGGACTCTTTTGAAACAACATTAAACGTTGTTGATCCAACAGCGGATAGAACAATCAACTTACCAAATGACAGTGGTACACTTGCTTTAAATAACAAGTCCATTGACATGAATGGTACTGAATTGATTTTAGATGCTGACGCTGATACATCAATCACAGCAGATACAGACGATACAATTCACTTTAAGATTGGTGGTAATGATAGAATTACATTTACAACTGGTGTTATTGATCTTAAAAATGATGGTGCTCAATCACAGTTGAGATTATATTGTGAAAGTTCAAACGCTCACTATGTTGCTGTACAGGCACCTGCTCACGCAGATTTTTCTGGTAACCATGTAATCACATTACCAAATGCGGCAGCAACTCTTGCCACTACATCTTTGGCAGAAACATTAACAAATAAAACTTTAACAAGTCCTAATATCAACACATCAATAGAATTACTGGCACGTGCTGAAGCAAGATTCCAAGATGCTTCTGGCGGACAGTTTGTAGGGTTAGAGGCACCAGCAACAGTTTCAAGTAGTTTCGTATTGACACTACCTGCGGCAGATGGTAGTGATGGACAGTTCTTAAAAACAGATGGTAGTGGTGCTTTATCTTTTGGTACTGTATCAAGTGCGGCAGATGACCTAACAGCAGGTGATGCGGCAGTTAATTTAACAACTACTTCTGGTAATATTACAATAGATGCTCAAGGTAATGATACAGACATTATCTTAAAAGGTACTGATGGTAGTTCTGATACAACTTTCTTAACAATTGACGGTAGTGCGGCAGGTGAAGCAACGTTCAACGCAGGCATAAATTTAGGCGGTAATATCGTATTTGAAGGAACTACAGCAAACAGTTTTGAGACAACTCTAACTGTAACAGACCCAACAGCAGATAGAACAGTAACCATACCTAATGAAACTTTCAAAATAGCGTCTTATGCCAACAAAGCAACATTAGATGGTGACGGATCTACTACGACTATTACTACAGCGACAGGTTATGATGTTGACCAATTCTTGGTAACAATCAACGGGGTTGTACAAGAACCTACTGAAGACTTTACATATTCTGGTAGCACAATCACCCTAGATGCGGCACCAGGATCTGGCGATAGAGTAGTTGTAAGATTTTAGGTTGTTTTTTCTTATAAATAGTCTCATAAGGACTATTTAATATGGCACAGAATAACCCAATTACGACTAGAGAGACCCTTAAACAATATTGTTTACGAGCATTAGGTAAACCTGTAATCGAAATCAACGTAGAGGACGATCAAGTAGAGGATCGTATTGATGAGGCATTACAATATTTTGCTCAGTATCATTACGATGGTGTTGAGAGAATGTATCTCAAATATCAAGTATCAGCAGACGATATCACTAGGGCAAAAACTAACGAAACACTTTCTACTGTCACAGATACAGCAGACAGTACGGTCACAGCAGTTTTCAAAGAAGGTAAAAATTATATACCAATGCCATCTAGTGTTGTTTCTGTTACAAGAATATTTGATTTTACAGATAGAGCAAACTTAGACCTTTTTGATGTTAGATATCAATTAAGACTAAACGACTTATACGATTTTTCGTCTACATCAATTATACACTACGATATGACATTACGACATTTAGATATGTTAGATCATATACTTGTAGGTGAAAGACCAATTAGATTTAATCAACATAAGAATAGATTGTATATTGACATGGACTGGTCAAATGATATTGATGCTGGTGACTTTATTATTATCGAATGTTATAGAAAATTAGACCCGTCTACATTTACAGATATATTTGATGATATATTTTTAAAAAAATATCTAATACAATTAATTAAAAAACAATGGGGTACTAACTTATCTAAGTTTCAAGGTGTTGCGATGTTGGGTGGTGTTACAATGAATGGTGAGCAAATCTACTCACAAGCACAAGAAGAAATAAACAAATTAGAAGAACAAATACAATTAAGTTACGAGTTACCACCTAACTACATGATGGGTTAAAAATATGAGAAGTACATACTTCGCACATGGCACTAGGTCAGAAAAAAATCTTTACGAAGATTTAATTATCGAACAATTAAAAATTTATGGCCATGATGTTCACTATATGCCAAGAGAAAATTTATTTGAAGATGGCATACTAGGTAATACAACAGATAAATTTACTGACGAATACATGATTGAAATGTATGTCGAAGAGGTAAATGGTTTTGCCGGACAAGGTGATTTAATAGGCAAGTTTGGCCTTGACATGAGAGACGAGGTAACTTATGTTGTTGCGAGACGTACATTTGAATTATTAGTTGATCAACCATCAAACACATTAACAATTAATAGACCTAGAGAAGGTGACATTATCTACTCACCTTTATTTAAAAGATTTTGGCAAATTGATTTCGTTGAAGACGAAGATCCAATGTATCAGATATCTGACTTGCCAATATTTAAACTAAAATGTTCTACTTGGGATTACAGTTCAGAAAGTGTTGAAACTGGATTAGCAGAAATAGACAACAAACTTGACCAAGTTACGATGGACGTTTTAGAAAATCAAATCACTTTAGAGAGTGGTACAACTTCTTCTGGTTCATTACTTTCAGAAAATATTGTAGGTGACGTAAGTGCCCTTGTTGCTGAAAGTGGTGATCTCATCGTAGATGAAACAGATGGTGATAATATCATACTTGAAGATGATCCAGAATTTGTAGAATATATAATACTTGAAGACGCTCTAACAGATAACTTGGCGACAGAAAGCACAGACGCTGATAACAAGGCTTTTGAAACTGCCGCAGGATTAGATGATTTTGATCCAAACAATGATATCTTCGACTTCTCAGAAAATAATCCATTTGGAGACCCAAGGAGTAAATAATGTTTAAAGATGCCCAATACCATGAGTTGATAAGAAAGACGGTCGTTGCGTTTGGTACACTGTTTAATGACATGTATGTTTATCGTAAAAACTCAACAGGTAAAATAATACAAAAAATGAAAGTGCCGTTAGCATATGGCCCAAAACAAAAATTTCTAGTAAGACTAGACCAAGATAGTGCCAGAACCGCAGAAGATGGTAAGACAACTGCTCTTACTTTACCACGTATTGGTTTTGAAATGACCACACTTTCATATGACGCACCAAGAAAACTAAACAGAATACAAAAGTTTAGAAAGTCAAAAAGTGCTGATAGTAAATCACTACAACATAGTTATATGCCTGTACCTTACAACGTAGGTTTCAGTTTATTTGCTATGGCAAAAAATAGTGAAGACGCATTACAAATAGTTGAACAAATATTACCAATGTTTCAACCAGACTATACAATATCATTGAACGTAATGCCAAATATGGAAATCGTAAGAGATGTGCCTATCGTATTGAATGATGTATCATATGAAGATACTTACGATGGTAACTTTACTGAAAGACGAGTTATTATGTACACTCTAAACTTTACAGCAAAAATGTATCTATATGGTCCTGTTACTTCTCAAAAAATTATTAAGAGAGTACAAGTTGATCAATATTCAGATACTAATGTTAATGTAGCGAAAAGAGAACAAAGAATTGTTGTCACACCTAATCCATCAACGGCAGATGCTGATGATAATTTTGGGTTCAATGAAGTTCATTCTTTTTTCCAAGATGCTGATAGTTTTGATCCAGATAGTGGTACTGATAAAGATAACTAATGAAAAAAGTTGAGGATAAACTCAACGAGATTTTAGACATTACGGATAAAACAATCGTTGAAACTGAAAGTAAGCCAGTTATACCTAGGCCGAATGAACAAGAAGATATTACAAGTGACTACAAATATAGTAGAGAAAACTTATATAATCTTGTAGAGCGAGGGCAAGACGCTATAGATGGTATATTAACTCTAGCAAAAGAAACTGAACACCCACGAACATACGAAGTGGCAGGGCAACTCATTAAGAATGTTGGTGAAGTGACAGAAAAATTGTTAGAGTTACAAGAGAAGATGAAGAAGTTAGGTGAAGAAACAAAAAAAGTACCTAACAAAGT